TTAAAAATAAGTTGGTAAATCTTTAGGATCAGTAAGTTCTACTTTCTCCTCTGATGGTTTAGGTTTGGGTTCTTCAAGCCTAGCAAGATTACGATATTCGACACCTTGATAACCTTGAGGAAAAGCTTTATTTCCCTTGGTATTATTAACACATTCTGTCCATCCTGGGGGTGGGGTATCTAAGTCTTCAAGAGTCCACATCATACGATCAGGATTTTTAGGATTAGGTTTTTTTAAACCATCTTTGAGAAGTTTGATAAGAGATGTTTGATCAAATAGTCTTTCCATTAATCTTCTCCACTTGTTGCATCTAAGTTAATCCACTTGTTTGTATCTTCCTGATATTCCCAACAGCATTGATACTGATCGAGATATATATATCCGTCATAGGGATTATGAGGAAAGTGAATCTTCTCATCAAAACCATAAGCATTCATCATTATTCAAAACCTCTTTCTGCTGTAAATACTCTTGATGCAGGATGATTGTTTTTTGGCTCTTCTGTAAATTTAGATTGCTTTATCTCGTAAATATTCATCCAACCACCTGCTATTGCCCCTTCAAGGGCTTTCTTTCTGTCTTTGGGTGTGAATGTTCGTAACTTATCAAAAATCCTCTCTGCGACCTTTTTAGAGCAGGTAGCTTTCTTTTTGTGTCTAACAGGCCACCATTCACAGATTAACTGAGCATATTCTTTTAGGTCATCAGGAATCATATTTGGAGAGATTACTGAAGATGCAAAAGGATCTGATCCATTTGTTGGTACTTTTGGTTTTGTTTTTTTTTGCTTAATCCTCATTTCTTTTCTGAGAATTGTTCGGATGTATTGAGATTTTTTTAATTCTTCGCCTTTATTCTTCTCCAAAAAGTCATTCAACTCAGGATCAAGATAAACAGCGACTTTAATCTTATCGGACATTAGATACTTAGTGTACATTTTAGACACTAAAGGTATTTATTTTATTTGTCAAGGAAATATTTTAAAAATTCTTCTCTATATCCTATGTAATATATATGTAACTACTAATTATTTATAAATGTATTATATATATTATATATATTATATATATATTATATATTTACTTACTTAATATATATTTCTTTTTCTTTTGGTTCTTTTCTTTTTCTTTTTTGCCCATTCATAGGATATATATTTATATATCAAAATATGTTTAATTATATCAATCCTGGGTGTATAATGATCTTAGTTGCTGCTCCTTTGATAGAAATGTTATTGATGACTCTAAATAACAGGTAAATTTCATTCAAAGATGTTTATGAGTTCCCATCGAGGATGTTTGAGTGAGTCAAGGTTCATTTTCATGACCTAATTAACTCTTTCATAAGCAATTAGTTATCTAACACGGATAACGATGCATGATAGATTGGCTATCAGGTTTTTACTTGATAGTCTTTTTATTTTGTGTTATATATATTTATATCTAATTGTATATTTCATGCCTCAAGGAAGACCTAAAACTGGTAATCACACCAAAATGATGATTAATTTTACTGAAGAAATAGCTAATGAACTTAAAAAAAGAAGTGAAATAGGTGGTTTGCCTATTTCATATCAGGTAAGAACAGCAGTTCAAGAATATTTAGCTAGAAATTAAGTTTTAGAATATTTACCTTTTTCTATTAACCAATCAAATTTATTTATATGTGATTCACAGTTTTGACATCTTTTTACAGTCCAAGATAGATGTCCTGTAGTTGTTATAAAATCACATTTAGGACATTTTATTGTAGCTCCAGAATATCTTTTACATCTGGAGTAACGTGTAATAGGTACGAATTCAGTCATAATTTATCATGCCATTTAGTTCCAAAGCTACTCATCATTTCATCATCAGTAGGTTCATAATCTTCATATGGTGATGGATCTTCATACATATCTGAATTTTCTTCCCACCAATCATCTATTAAACTTTTATCATTAATCAAGCTATAACCTTCATCTGATTCTGAACATATATCAGCATAATATTCAATAAAATCATCTAAAAATTCTGATTTTAAATTAAATTCCTGTGCCATTTCTTTAGCTTTATCTTCACAATGTTCATAAAATTGTTCAGATAAATAATTTTCATCATTTTGAGACATAACTTGATCTGGTAATGGGTTGTCAATCATTTTTGATACTCCTTTACTTCTAATATTTCTACTGGTTCTAAAAAGAAATCATCTTCAATAGTGTTAATCACACAATTTTCTAACAATGGATCTCCATTAGGACATAACTCTGTATTTTCAGTATCTACTTCTACAAGTAGTGTTATTTGAATTTTTTTAATCATAGTTTTCGTTAGCGAATTCGTGTTTAAAATTGTCTTAAATGTTTAAGTAAATCATTTCTTAAATTACGTTTTAATGTTGGATCAGTTTCTGTTTCATAATCCTTTTTGAGATCTGCCATAAGACGTTTTTTCAGCTGGATTTTAATCTGTCTTTCAGTTTCGATAATGCAAGCACCAGAAACAAAATCTTCATCAGATAATTGATCCTGTGCAACATCGTAATATGTATAAAAAGTTGATTTATGCACACCTGGATAATCATCAATCATTTTTTTAATAATTTCAGGTTTCTGTAAATCATCTTTTATACATTCTTTAATTGCTGAGATACAATCATCCCTTGATTCATTTTTATTAGTCATTTAACATCCATTGCTTTTTTATATTCATTCTCTAATTCCTTTTCAATTTCTTTCCATTCTTCAGGCCACCCTAAATAAGGTGTATTATTTTCTGAAAATTCATTAAATGTCCAATTAAAACCTTCATTTAAAACCATTGATAGCATTTGCTTAACTGGTCTAGCATCGGCCTTGGCTAACGCCCTAATAGCTTTTTGTTGTACGTTTGATAAACGTAAATTCGATTCATTCATGATTAATTAATTGTATAATTATATATTTTAGTATAGACTATATTAGTATACTAATCAAGTACATTCATGAGTTATATTAAGTCTCTCATTCATGATCATGACATTCAGAATAATGATCAATTGCAATCTATTATTAAACATCAAAAGTTATCTCAAGTTGATGAGATAACCCCTAATAATAACGATATGCTTTATAAATTATTATTTTTATTACTGCTTAAAAAAGATAATTAATTTCTACCTTTTAATAAAGCATGAATTAATTTAGCTTCTTTTTTTGATATTGATTTATCTTGTTTTATAAGGTTCTCTACTGCTTTCTTATTATATTTATTCATTATCTAACCTCTAATAATTGTTTTTTATTTCTTCTTATCTCTTGTAAAGCTTTACTAGCTCTTGTATTCTTCTCTTGAGTACCGTGTAACAACAATGCAAAGCCGTTAGCACCTTTTGACTCATATGCGTGTGTATCATCTATATCAATAGGCAAGTTTAATATTTTCGCCTCTGAAGTTGAAAATACAACTTTACTGAATCTTTTAAAATAACCTCTATCAATCAAATAATCATATTTACCGCCATAACTTGCAACTACTTTCATGTTGTTAGGTATTGAATGATTATGACCAAATAATATTAAATTTTTAGTATAAAAATAAAATATCAAGTCTTTATTAAGTTCACATACTTTTTTAAGTGCTTCAAGTTCAAAACGTGTATATATATCTCCACTTTGGTTCCATCGAACTAAATTAATATTCTTACTTCTTTTACTATTTAAAGACACATTAAAACATTCTACAAGTCCCTTAAAATCATCTTTTTTAATATATTCATTCAATAAACCCGTATTATGTCTAGTAAGGTTATATAAACTAGGATATAAAGCCTCTAAACTTGCACTATAACAAGTAAATTCAGTATCTTTAAACCTTTTAACCGATCTTTTACCATTATCATTCATAACGGCCATCGCTTTACATTTGTTAGCGGCTGGGCAAGTTAACCCACTACTTTTACTAAAAGTAATAGTGTTTTTAAGCTTAGTGTTATTAACACCAAACTTAAATAATTCTTTTTTCATTTTTAATTAATAAAATAAGTTTTTAATTGAAAGTAAAAAAATACTTTCATTAAAGGGTGTATAAACACCCCTTAAAGCTAGTATTATTTTTTTATTGAAATTTATCTTTATTAACGTCTATAACTGCTATTTTCATTAAATTATTATATCTAACATTTAAATATCCTACTTTAAACCTTTTAGCATCCTTTTTATTAACATAAGCACCTCTTACAAGTGGATTCAAATTTTCGAAGTCTTTATTAGAGTTATAATGCTCTAATATTTCTTTTTTACTTTTAAAGTCGGTACTATAAGCACCCCTAACTGTTAATGTGTGATTCATTTTTTTAATTAATGTAAGTTGAAATTAAAACTATTTATTTAAAAATAGTTTTTTAAAACTATCTAAAATTAGATAGCTTTAAGAAACTATTACTTAGTTACTTTAAAAAAATCTTTCTCTAATAAATTTATAGTATGTTTTCTTAAATAATCCTCTAAACAATAGTGAAGTTCCATTCTTGCATCTTGCCCACTAACATAATGTATTTTATTTTCGCTTATCTTTAAACGTCCCGTACTTCCATAATTACCACTAATTAAAGGTAAGCTTTCATTATTTAATAAAGTTCTATACTCTTTATAAATTCTTTTACTTAATTTATTTTTTTTAACTTTCATATCATTAATTAGCATTAATTCCGTACCACTAGCCCATTGAATGTTTACTAAGTCTTTAACAACTATTCTTGTATGATACTTAACATAGTTTTTTAAATCTTTAATTGTTTTCATTGTTTTTAAATTAATAAAGTGAATAAAAAAAGGGTTAATCTAAATTAACCCATTATGAGAATGAATACTTTTATCTGAAGCAAGTGCAAATCTATATGAATCTATACTAGACTCTATTTTTTTAAACTTGCTTTGTTGTTTCTTATCCCAATTAGGATTTTTTAACTTGTATTCTTTTAAGGCTTGTAAACCTTGCTTATGTAGTTGCTCGATATTATCAAGCATATCTGAGAAAATTTCTTCCATAGTTTAATTAAATAAAAAAATATAAAGATATATAAATTATTATATATCCTTATTTTGTTTTTGACTAGCGTCTAAATAATTACACGCTAATCGATAGCCATTATTACAATCTATCTTTTGAGATTTTAATAAACTATCACTTATCGAAAAATACATAAATAATCCGATAACTGTATAAAATCCAAAATAAATAAATAAATTTTTTAACATGGTTTTAATTAATAGAGTTTTGATTAATAGACTTGTTTAGCTTGAGTTAAGCTATAAAAGACTAAGTAGTGTTAACGGGTGTTATAGTCCTAAGACTTATTAACACCCCTTAGAATTGATTTAAAGAGTACTAGAGATTAATAATTTAATACTCTATCTACAAAACTTTGAACTTGCCAGCGGTTTAATTCTTCTATTGTTTCATCATGATCTTGAGATTCTGTAAGAAACAATTTTAAATAACCTGTACCAGTTCGTGGGTTCTGAACTTCTTTAAATGATATTTTAAGTTCATTTAAGATAGTTCTATTTGCTTCCCTATCTGTTACGACAGTGTGAGAATCAATTAATTGATTTTTCATATTCAATTTTTTTAAGGTGCGGTTAATAGATAAGTTTTATTTCTTATCTATATATATATTATAGCATAAAATATAAGATTATACAACTTTATAGATTAATATATAATTATCTTAACATTATGTAACAATAGGGGTGGTGTAGCAAATGTTACATAGATATTTGTGTGTGTGGGTAACTTAAATATATTCTGATTAAGTTTTTGGTTCTATGCGTATAGCAAGTTCTGGAGCCTGGATATTTACTGTTTCCACGGATTCGCCTACTACTTTTCCTAGGGAGTCTAATATTTGTGCTGCTGTTTGAAGTTGACCTTTTGATATTGCTTTGTTGAATAGACGCATTCTCATTGCTTGAAGACGAGGAATCATTTTTTCCCTTTCTTTTAACCAATCTTGATCATTCCATTCTTTAACTTTGTTCCAATCAGCCCAACCTGTTGTTTCTGAAATGCCTTCTCTGTGTGAATGTTCTATTACTAGTTGTCTGGTTGTTTTACCTTCTAGTTGTTTTGAATAGAGTCTTTGGCAACGAGCTTCTATAACTGCTCTTGAGTTAGTGCCACCTGTATATTTTTGAACACGAGGTTTACGTTGAGGAGCTGGGAGGTCGTAATTTAGGTTGTTTATAAAAGATTCAGCCACGGACTTAGTCTTTGAGGGGGTTAATATTCTGATGATAGCCTTAAAAGTATGAAATGCGAAAGAAAATGAGTAATATTATGAAAAAAAGGGTTATATGAGTCTTAATGAAGTCAGTTTAAGGTATGCACAGGGGGAGGTATTTAATAGTGATAAGAGATTTAGGTTATTGGTGGCTGGGCGAAGGTTTGGGAAGTCATATTTATCCTGTATCGAGTTACTCAGAGGTGCAATTAATAGACCTGGTGAAGTTTATTTTTATTGTGCTCCTACTTATCGCATGGCGAAGGATATTGCGTGGAAGGAATTGAAGAGATTGACTCCTAAGACTTGGATTAAGGCTAAAAATGAGACAGATTTAAGGATTGATTTGATAAATGGGTCAAGTATTGAATTGAAGGGAACTGAAAATGCGATGGCATTGAGGGGTAGAAGTTTAGCAGGGGTTGTATTGGATGAGGCAGCGTTTATGGAAAGGGATGTGTGGGCGGAGGTTATTAGACCAGCTTTGGCTGATAAACAAGGGTGGGCTTTATTTATTTCTACTCCTGATGGTACTGCAAGCTGGTTTTATGATATGTGGTGTTTTTGTGGTGAACAGGAACTAGATGATTGGCAAAGGTGGAGTTTTACTACGATTGAAGGGGGTAATGTAAAAGCTGAAGAGGTAGAAGCTGCTAGAGGACAATTAGACCCAAGAACATTTAGACAGGAATTTGAAGCAAGTTTTGAGAA